GATACTGGTGATCTTTCAGGTTTGATTACAGAAGCTGAGGTCAAAGAAGGTTATGGTGCAGTTGTGATTTGCGAAGGATGCGGAGTTATTCGAGTAGATCATGAAGGCAAACGTTTAGAAGAACCGGAAAACTTAGGAGAAACAAATGAGTAATGCTTTAATTAGTGAAATTATGTTAACACGTCTTGCAGAACTGCAAACTCTTCGAGATGAATCTCAGAATAACTTAGCCTACCATAAACAGATGGTAGATACTCTTACTACTCGTATTGATACTTACGAGCGTGATATTGCAGCATTACAAGCTCTTTTCTCTGTATCAGCACCAGATACGTTAGAACAGCCTGCTGTATCTCAGCCAGTAGAAACAGCATCTAGCTAATAGCATTCTTGGGATGTAGATCAATTGGCAGATCGTCGGCCTCTGACTCCGAAGGTTCCACGTTCGATCCGTGGCATCCCAGCCAAACAATTGGAGAGTAGTGTAACGGTTAGCACTGGAGATTTTGAATCTCTTAGTTAGGGTTCGAATCCCTACTTTCCTGCCATAATACTGCACTATTTAATGAAGAAAGTAACGAATAATAGAGATATTAATCTTCAAAAGTTGAGAGAATTTTTAGGGAAGAGAATCCTAACCCAGGAAAACTACTATATTAATGAGAGGGAAGCCAAATGAAACGTTATCTTTCTGTTGTGTTCCAAACTGGTGGTCAACGCTATACCTATGAATTTCCTGGCTCTTGGAAGATCAAAGAAGGTGATCAAGTAGTAGTGTTAACACCGCGTGAGGGTTTCAAGGTAGTAACGGTTAAGCAAGTATTTCCAAAAGAGCATGAACCAGCTAAAGGCATTCGCTATAAGATGATTCATGGTGTAGTTCGTCAAGTACCACGAGCGGAAGTCGAAATCAAAGTAGATAAAGATGGTAGACTTAAATATACCTCTTGCTTAGATGAGCTGCTATAATGAGGATTACTTTCACAGAAAAGATCATGAGTAATGGTGTTATGATCATTACTGCATGGGATGGTAATCAGTGGTATAGTGTTTCAGGTATTAAGCCTGAAGAACAAACACTAGAAAATATCTCAAAGATTAAGCGAAGAATGGCAGAACGTGCACGACTTCCAGGTGCACCTAGAAATGGCAAACGTTCTGCTGCAAAATGTTAATGCTTCGGTAGCTTAGCGATCTAAAGCACTCGGCTGATAACCGAGAGATCGGGGGTTTAAATCCCTCCCGGAGTACCAAATTTAGGAACTAAGACTATGCGTCCAGGAAAGTTTAAAAAAGCTAATTGGTCTAAAGAGTATAAAGAATACTTACTTAGTCTAGTAAAACATAATAGTTAGTTGGCAGAGTGGTTATGCACCTC